TCAGGGGCTTTTCCATGTGATGTGCCAACAAATAACCTTCCCTCTTTCGTCCAACCAACAACAAGAGCCTCCATCATGTCGATTTCTTCACAGATGTTATTGAGCATTTCATTAGGCTCAAGAGGATCGTCATCAGTAGGCATACTGCTATTAGGAAACTGTATAATATTGTCAGACATACCAACCTCTTTAAAATAATAACGGCGGGGAGCGGAGAGGACTCGCTCAACCCGCCGGGGGTGTTGGGAGACTTACACCCCACTAAAGTATATCTTCTATAAACCCAATTAGCTATCCCCGTCCATGTTTTCTTTTGGATAATATACATCAACGTGAGAACCGCACTGGGGGCAACTCAGGTTTGTTACCATTGAGTACGAATCATCCTCTTCTTCAATGTCGTGATCTCCACCCCAGATAAGCTCTGTTTTACAGTGCCAACAATTCATTTTTTTCTCCCTAATATATATAATATATTATATAATATATGATTAATATATTATAATATACTAACTAAGGGTTTTTTCGGGAGACAAAGATGCCTTTTTTACAGAGTAATATACCACACTTCAAGTGTTGGGTACGGCGTGAATATACATGCAATCATGTGAACTACCACGGCGAGTTCTTACACGCCATGTGTATTGCTGTGACAACAATGCCAAATCGGTGCCTGAGCTTTCAGGTTATTTTCACAGGTTGTGAAACAGATGACGAAGACGAGCCAAATGTTCACGGCGGTGCCATGTGGGCCAGAATGCCGATAACTGCGTTAGTCGGGGACACACCGTTTGATGAATGGCCTGAGCCAATGCCAGTGCATGCTGCACAGCCTTGGGACTGCATGTCACACACCCACGCTGTTTACACACTCAACAGAGCAACACCATGCCCTTGGCTTGTAAAGGTTGATGGCGAGTTCTATCCGGCAAAATATTATTTCACTGTCGATTACACCGATAGCGAGATAGCCGATGATCCAGCACAGCACAAACAAAGCCACGTCTTAGAGCTACTGGATGCAGGCAAATGGACAGGTAACATAGTGGCACTTCCAAACAATCGGGTAAGGGTGACACACCCAGCTTGGTTTGAGACAGGTGAAGGCGCACCAGACTTCCTGCCATCCCAGCATATTTACTATTCAAAATCAGATCTTGACTATACACTTGATGTTAATCAAATATTTGATAATCTTTATGCAGAAGATGATTTAGAGCAAGCTGCTAAAGAAGCATACGGGAACCTTACTTTGGGAGATGACGATGCGTGATACACACCCTGACGTTCTTGGTGCTGCAAGAAAATACGCCGAGGGCAAAATAGCCGTGCATAAAACAAACATTGATGTTTACATTCAAAACCCGTCTGGCATTGGAGAGCATTCAGACATTGTCGAAGCGGTAATTGAAGAGTTAAGAAAAATGGCTGAGTGGGAAGATGTTATCGAATCAATAGATAACAACTGGTAATATGGAAAGTTTATATGTTCTTGTCATAACAATGTGGGGCTACAACGGCGCACAATGGGAATATATTGGAAACCAGATTACACTACAGCAGCCTATGACAGAGGCACAATGTGTATATCTGATTGACAAGGGAATGTGGGCATCTACATACACAAACGAATATTACAAAATGGATGTACATTGCTTTGATGTAAATTGTGCTGGCGAAAAGGACTGTGAATGAGGGAGAGGTATACTAGGGTCACAATACCCAATCGGTGCAACCCGATGGTAAAAGACCTGTTTGAAAAAATGCGACACCAGCAAATAGGTGTGATTGATATGTCCGAAAGGACAGGCATCAATAAAAACACATTGAAAGACTGGAGAACAAGAACTGTACCAAGGATCACAGATCTTGAGGCTTGCTACAATGTTCTCGGTTACACACTATCGCCGAAAAAGTTATATGGAACTTAGGAGACAAAAATGGAATAGTTATTAATTTTAGGTGCTTTGGCATATGGAATGCACCACTACAACAAGACAGATGATGTAGAGGTCATGGAAGATAAACAGATAAACTACGTATTTGACGAGGGCATAGAGCAGATAGACTGGTCAAAGGCAGGAAATTTCAGAACCACCAGCACAGAAAACAATGTGAAGTGGGTCATAGTGACAAACCAGTAGGGGGACAAAATGGTTTATTCGGTATTAAGAAGGCCAAACGATAATCACGATATGTTCTATTGTGTGGGTATAAACGGCGAGCCAATGACAAATCCAACGCACTCAGCTCTTGCGGCAGAACAGGCAAGAAAGATATGTGAGACATACAGGCTACAGGGTCAATACTCTATCAACATGCTATTCAAGATAGACTGCGAGAGAAAATCAAAGGCCGAAGGCGAGAAGTCAAACAGGGAAAAATTAGAAGACCCATATGGGGAAAACACCTAGATCCCAAAGTTATGGGTCACCTAAGTACAGAGACCTCCAAAAGTTATGGGTCACCTAAGTACAGAGACTTCCAATTTGAAATTTTTTAAAAAAAATTTTTTACCCCCTAGGATTCCTACCCTTTTTTCTTACTGAAGGGTAGGTCTCTCAAGCTCCTCCCACGCCTGCCAAAGAAAGAGGGTACGGGTACGCACCACTTCCATCATCAAGACCGCCTCAGAGGGCGTTAAATCGCCCCAAAGGACTATCTCCTCCATAGTCCTGTTACACCCTAGGCACAGATTACTACACTCATCAATGGTGCATACACCTACACAAGGGGAAGGTTTTACGAAAATACCTGTCATCGTATGTGCAGAACCTCATGTAGGGTGCGTGGGTAGGCGCATGACTATATGGGGTGGAAGGGGGTAGGTGGGGTCACCAAGGTTTCGTGAATAGGAAGCCAGCCCCCAACGAAAACCAGATAGTCCCGATCCGGCCATAATCACGAGCCGATCAGCCGATCAAGTTTCGCCCTCAGATCACGTTCGATATCGGACGCTGACCGCTCTGTCGTGTCGGACTGCTCCACCCTATCTGTGAACATACCCACCGTCTTCCCAACCAGCTCCAACGCCCTAATTCTGGAAGAGGCATTGTCAGCCGATACCGCTTCCTCTTGAAGTGATTTCAAAACCCATTCCTCTCGTCTGAGTAGCCTCATGCGTTGCGATTGCTCCATATCGGCTTGAATGTCCTTTATCCTTGTGGACACCTTGGGGTTTTGTGCAAGGCGGCAAGCCTCACTCCACAAAGTGGAAGACTTCATATTGTCAGCCGAATAGCATTCCCTGTAGGCATCACTGAGCATTGACCCACTAGCCACCAGCTTTGCGAATGCTTCCTGCTTCCCTGTCAATGGTCTCTCTTCTTTTCCCACTACCCTTAAATGTGTTGGCTTCTTTGCCATGTGTTCTATCCCCTATAAGCGGAATGCATTGCCCTTGGCGGGCAGCATACGCGGTTTTGACTTTCGTCATTCTACCACCCCAAAAAGTTCTATGGAACCTGTAAGCACCCCCAAAACCTCACTATGCCTTTAATCGCCCATAGAAGCGCCCTGACGGCCTTTGGGGTGTTTTGGGTACATTCACACCTAAAAGAAGCCAGCGGCGTTTTTAGCTTCCACACTGCATCACAGACGCATCTATAAATAAATGTAAAATAATGTAAATAAACGTAATCAAATAGCTTGCAATCCAAGGTCAAAAAGCCTATTTAAGGGTGAGGGGCAACGCTATGCCCATTTTTCAACCGCCAGAGGAGGCACACACCGCAAGCGCACATTGGGTTGGTAGCCCAGCGACACTCAGGGAACCCCACTGCCGGACGTTGGCAACGGTTTACGAAGCACCCTTTCACTGCTTGCCCCTGAGACCAGATGTTCCGCCCACTTCCAGCGTGATGGATGCCAGACCCCCCAAAGAATGCGACAGTGGCAATCCAATGCCTGAAGCGACTGGGTCAAAGTTCAAAACAACCGACTGGGCGGTGTTTGGGGCAGGCTGACAATTTGCCCCATCCTGTCGTATGGGATCGTACCCATGCTTTGAAAAGACACGCGAAACAGGGAGACTGCATAATGCTGACAATCACAAACACCGTTCGGGATATCACCAAGCTTTCGACTAGCCGCTTTATCGTTAAGCACGACAAGGCAATCGTGCGAGACATGGCAGAGGCCAAGCAGCAAATCGTGACTGTATGCCGCGCGTTGAAGCTTTCGCCAAATGAGTTCCTGATCACCAGCGACTGCGGCGAGTTCAGCGTCAGACCAAATCATTCAAACCCTTCAGTATTCACCGGCAAATAGGAGATTGCACAATGCTTAAATGGTTCGCTTGTTTATCTTGCTTCACTAAATTTAGTGATGTGATTGACGATGACTGCCCACACTGTGGCAGTGATGACACGTTTGAAGTTGTGCCCCTCTTT